TAGAGGGTTTTTATATATAACAGGGAGAAAAGAATATTTTGAATATGGTGGTGATTATCTTAACACCCCTAATAAAATTACCACTACTTTTATAGAATCTTTTAACTCCGCTATTTATGTTTGGAAAAATAAAAAACCAGTTAATATAAAAACTGAAGAACTGTATAAAAATTCATATGAAGCGGCTGGTGGAGACGGAAAGGATAAAAAAAGGTTAGGTAGTTCTTCCGATTTCGCACTAACTAATGAGATATCTTGTTCAGGTGTAAATATAGAATCAACTTTCAACGCTTTCGAAGCTGTTTTATTGGCTTTTAACCTAAAAGATGATAATAATCCATAATTTTATTAACTTTTTAAAATAAAATCACTATATTTGTAATTATGTACGTTGGAAATATAGTATCAAGTTTAAATTTTGAAGAAGAGAACTTCAATATCTGTAGTGAATTAGAATCTATAGATAATGATTTACCAACACTAATAATCGGTTGGGATAACGCTAAAGAATTCATCAGTAAAGACATTTCAATATTACATAAAAAGATTAATCAAAAATTATTTTGGACATTTAGTAAAAAAGAAAGAAAAGTTGATTTCGAAGTTGATGTAGAAAAATTTAAAGAGTTATGTTTTAATAATTTTGGTGACAATATACCATATGTGTATTTAGATTTATTACATGGTAAAAAGAGAATAAATAGAAAAATCATAAAAAAGATTCTATCATTAAATGAATCTGTTATCTATATAAGTAACAAAAATATGGCTTATATTTATGGTGAAAACATAATATTTGGTATTGATATGAATGTGATAGGTTACATTTCAGATAAACATGAAAAAGTGTTAAATAAAATAAAAAAATTAAATAATAATGTTTTGGTAACTGATGAGATATTTAATAGAAGTAAGGGTTTGTTATATAAAATAAAATATAAGAATAAATTGATACCTTACATCTATAAAAATGGAAAATTCGGATAAAAGTATTACATTAGCATCTTTTGTATATTTAGATAAGGTAGAAACTTTTAAAAAATATATTATCAAACGTTTCGGTATAGAGATTGAAAAAATATTTCATTATAACTGTGACGATGATAATAAAACAATCCTTACATACAGGATATATCTTAAAGAACACGAAAAGATTGATTTAAAATCTTTTTACCCAACAACAATAATCGTACATAAAAAAGGTGAGTGTTTTTACACTATAAACGCTTTGAACTTATTAATAGAGAGTCTTAGTGATATTGCCAGTGGTAACATTAATTATAGAGATTATAAAATAGATTGGGACAATTATCAAAATAAAATGATATTGTCTAATAGGGGTAATTTAAAAATAATGGGAATACAACGTGATTTTTCTGAATAATTTTATATTTATTATTAAAGAAGTATTATGGAAAATGTAGAAGGTACAAATGATAAAGACGTTCTTAAGGACAAATTGGATAATTTTTTAAACACTAACGAAACTGAAGAAAAAGAGTGTGTTGGTGATGAATGTCTTATTAACGATGGTAAAGAAATCGTTGAAAGAGTAGATAAAGTTTACAAAACAAATGATGGTAGACAATTATTAATGTAAAAAGAAATGGATAAGAAAAAACTATTATCAGAAGAATTGAAAAGACACCAACAGTTGTTGGAGTATAGTTTCTATGTACCTGAAGAGACTAAAGAAAAAGACGATGCCGATTTACTATTTGACGGTATATTAAATGAACAAGATCCTGTTGGAGATGAAGAAGTAGAAGATCCATTTGCGGTTGATGTAGCTGTTGATACTGATGAAACACCAGAAGGTGAAGAAACTGATGTAACAGTAGAAGACCCACTTACAGTAGGTGATGAAGCTGGTGACTTAGAAACTGACCCATTCGCAGTAGGTGATGAAACTATAGAAGTAGAAGATGAATTTGCTGATGAAAGTATGGGTGGAGAAGAGACTGTTGAGGTTGATGTTACTGATATAGTTGATAAAACAGAAGAAACAAAATCATCTGTTGATGGATTAAGTACTAAAATGGATGACCTATTAGGTAAATTATCAGAATTAGAATCACAAGTTGGTGGTATGGATCAGGTAATTGGTAAGATAGATGAATTGGAAAAAGAAATTGAAAAAAGAAATCCAACTCCAGTTGAAAGACTAGAAATGAGATCAATGGATTCATTCCCATATAGTGTTAAGTTAACAGATTTTTGGGCGGATAAAGAAGGGTACGACGCTTCTGAACCAGAAACAGAATATACTTTAAATCAGAGTGATGTAGATAACTACGATGAAAAGGAGATTAGAAAATCTTTTAACTCTGATAACGTAGAAGAAAACTCATAATTACACAAACTAATTTGAAAAACTTATTGACTTTTTAAGGTTTTATTAGTATTATTGTCTAATAAACATTTAAAAAATTATAAAAATGAGTAAAAAATTAGACGCAATCCTTTCACAGTATGAGAAAAATACTGAATCGAAAGGGAAATCAAAAATTTCTAACGAAGATAGACTTAAAAAGTACTTCACAGAAAAATTACAGAAGGGTGTAAAATCCGCAACTAAAACCTTTAGAATCTTACCAGGAAAAGGTGATGAATCCCCATTTACTGAGGCTTATTTCCATGAAAAAGAAGTAAATGGTACATACCCTAAGATATACTGTCCTAAAATGAACGATGGTGAAAGTTGTCCTATGTGTGAAGCTAGACAAGCTTTATTGGATGATGGTTCTGAAAAGGCTAAAGAATTAGCTAAAGGGTTAAACCCTCGTAAATGGTACGTTGTTAAAGGTATCGATAGAGATAACGAAGAAGACGGTGTTAAACATTGGAGATTTAAACACAAGTGGACTGGTGACGGAGTTATGGATAAATTAATACCTTTGTTTAAATTAAAGGGTGATATCACTGACCCAAGAGAAGGTAGAGATATAGTAATTGTGGCTGGAAGAAATGATAAAAATCATTCTGTTGTTAATTCTATTATGTGTGATGACGTTAAATTACTAACTGACGACACTACAAAGGCTAAAGAATGGATGGGTAATGAAGAGACATATAAAGATGTTTACGCTAAGAAGACATTAGAGTATTTAGAAATTATTGCTACAAACAAAACCCCTATTTGGGATTCGGAACAAAAAATATATGTTGCTGAAGAAGATAAAGAAGAGGCTGAATCTGCTTCATTAGAAAAAGAGATTTCATTTATGTCTAGTTCGACAGAAAGTACGGAAAAAGAAGATGTATTAGTTACAGATTTAGATTCTAATGGTTCTGATGAAGACGAATTACCATTTTAAATAAGTTATGGCAAAGAAACCTTTAAAAAAGAAAACGTCTGATTTTTCGTCTATAAGGAAAAAGTTTTCCTCTAAAGAAAAGTATAAAGAACAAAAATACTTTGATTTGGGGGAATCCTTCCAAAAGGCGACAGGTTTACCTGGTCCTGCTATGGGACAAATTAATATGTTATTAGGACATTCAGACACAGGAAAGACAACTGCTTTAATACAAGCAGCGGTAGATGCACAGAAAAAAGGTATTCTACCAATATTCATAATTACTGAACAAAAATTTAGTTTTGAACATGCTAAACAGATGGGGTTAAAAACTGATTATGTGGAAGAGATTGACGAAGAGACTGGTGAAGTAACTGGTTATTGGGATGGATTTTTACTATATAAGTTAGGTTTTGACTATATTGAACAAGCATTTGAATACGTAACTGAAGTTTTAGACGGTCAAAAGAACGGTGAGATACCACACGATATATTATTCTGTTGGGACTCTATAGGTACTATACCTTGTAAAATGAGTTTTGATGGGAAAGGTGGTAATCAACACACAGCTAGGACTATCTCAGAAAAATGGGGAATGGGTATGGCGCAAAGAATTACTTCTTCTAGAAAAGAAACTGCACCATATACTAACTCTATGATTTTCGTAAACCAACCTTGGGTTGAGTTACCAGATAATCCTTTCGGTCAACCAAAGATACAACCAAAAGGTGGTCAGTCCATATACTTATCTTGTGCGTTAGTATTCTTATTTGGTAACCAAAAGAATGCTGGAATATCTAAACTATCTGCCACTAATAAAGGTAGAAAAGTTAATTTCGCTATTAGAACTAAAGTGGGTATACACAAAAACCATATGAATGGTTTAGGTTATGCTGATTGTAGGATACTTGCAACCACACATGGATTTATCGAAGACGATAAAAAGGCTATTGATGATTATAAGGGAGAACATAAAGATTATTGGGCAGAAGTATTTGAAAACGTAGGTGATGAAGTAATGGATTTTGTTGTAGAAGACGATGAAAACTTTATTGAGGCACCTGTTGATTACTCTGATGATTGATTTTATAAACCAATAATATATGATTAGTGAAAATCCCAAGTAAAAAGAAAAAATATTCCCACACTTTATTAGTTGATGGTGATTCTTTATTAAAAACCGCCTATTTTGGAGCCAAAAATCTTTACAACAAGGATATCCATATAGGCGGTATTTTTCAGTTCTTAACTATGTTAAGGAAGATAATAAAAGAATATCGTTTTGATAGGGTTTATGTGTTCTGGGATGGGAGATTTAGTGGTAGGTTAAGGTACGACATTTACAAAGATTATAAATCCAACAGAGATAAGAATTTCTATACAGAAACTCCTCCATCCGATCCTGAACTATACGTTCAAAAAGAAAGGGTAATGTCATATTGTGAAGAATTGTTTATAAGACAGTTTAAAGATGATATTGTAGAAGCTGATGATTCTATAGCTTATTATATTTCCAAACTTAAAAAAGATGAGAAGGTAGTAATCATATCTAACGATAGAGATTTATGTCAGTTGATTGATGATAGGGTTGGTATGTACGTTATTAACCTAAAGACTATTGTCACTAAAGACAATTATTTAAAACATTTCGACCATCACTACACCAATCTTAAGTTAATTAAGATGATTTCTGGTGACACTAGTGATAACATAAAAGGTATTAAAGGTATTAGTGAAAAAACAATAAAAAAATATTTTCCGGAAATAGTAGAAAAAACTTTGACATTGGAAAATATAATCACTAAGATTGAAACAATACAGAACGAAAGAGAAAAAAGGTTGAAAACGTTAGACAATATTATCAATAGAGTTACAGTAGGTGTACAAGGAAAAGACATCTACGATATCAATGAAAAGATAATAAACCTTAAAAAACCATTATTAACAGAGTCTTCTAAGGAAGAATTAGATTACTTATTTGAAACTACTATTGATCCAGAAGGTAGAGAGGTTAAAAATGTAATTAATATGATGATAGAAGATGGTTTAATGATGGCTATACCGGGTGGTTCGGATGGTTATATTAATTTCTTACAACCATTTTTAAGAATTATTAAAAAAGAGAAAAATTATTATTTAAAAACAAAAACAAAAAACGATGAAAAAAGTGTATAAAACATTTCCGTATGAATTTTTATTCTTAATTAACGGAAACCCAATTGTAGGGAGAAATTTCCCAGTTTATAACTTCAATAAAAGTTCTATAGGATCATTGGAGATGAAAGAATTAATTGATGACTGTGTTGACACCCTTAAAAATCATTTTAAGAATAAAACATATGATTATATGTGTAAATACTATAACCCATATTTTTATACAACGGCTGAAGAAAACGCTTCTGATGAGTTTGAGATGAAAAGTATATACGATAAAGAAGACTTTTTTACTTTTCAGATTTTACACAAAAAAAGAGTCGTAGCTGAGAAGATTTTTTCGGGTAATGACTACCCACCAAAAGTCAGATATGATGTTGATATAAGAAAAATTTTACCAGTAATCACCAATCAAGTCCAACAGGGGTTAAGTCAGAAAAATTATACGAAAAAATATTGTGATTATAACTTAGAGAGCATATTTATTAATAAGTAAACTAAAAAGAGTTATGGATAAAAAAGAAGTTAAAGACTTAGGTTATTTAGGTTATAGTTTTCAGATTAAATTAGTTAAACAAATGATAGAGGATACTAAATTTTCAGAAAGTATCATAGACATCATTTCACCGAATTATTTTGACAATGAGTATATCAGATTGATTATTGCTAGTGTTAAGGATTATAAGGATAACTATGAAACTATTCCTACATATGAAACCATAAACCAGATAATTAAAGCTGAAGTTCGAAGGGAAATTGCTAGAGAGTCAGCTTTAGAAATGGTAAAAGAAGTTATTAATTCCGATAGTAAAGACTGTTTACATACACAAGAAGTCGCTATTAAGTTCTGCAAACAACAAGAACTTAAGAAGGCTAATCAAAAGATTCAGAAAATATTAGATACTGGTGATTTTGATAGATATGAAGAGTGTGAAGAGATTTTAAAACAAGCTTTAACTATTGGTGATGTTTCTGATAATGGTATCGATGTATTTCACGCTATAGAAGATGTATTAAGTGATGATTTTAGGTCACCTATACAAACCGGTATAGTAGGATTAGATAATCTAATGGATGGTGGTTTATCTAAGGGTGAGTTAGGTGTAATTTTAGCACCTTTTGGTGTTGGTAAAACAACATTGGTTACTAGAATGGCTAATACTGCTTATAACTTAGGTTATAATGTGGTTCAGATATTCTTTGAAGACAATCCCAAAGTTATACAGAGAAAACATTTGACTTGTTGGACTGAAATACCTTTAAGTGACTTAACTGAGAATAAAGAAGAGGTAAGTAGAATCATACCTACTCTTAAAAATAAAGAAGGGAATCTAATATTGAAGAAAATGGCTAGTGACGGAACCACTATCCCTCATATTAAACAATACCTTAGAAAATTAACATCTAATGGTATGAAACCAGATATTGTTTTTGTAGATTACATTGATTGTATAGCACCTACAAAACAATTTAAGGATGAGTGGTCTGGTGAAGGTAACGTTATGAGACAATTCGAAACTATGATATCTGAATTGGACATTGTTGGTTGGACTGCGATACAAGGAAATCGAAGTTCTATTGGTGCAAATGTTGTACAAGCGGATATGATTGGTGGTTCTATTAAAAAAGGACAAATAGGACATTTTATCGTTTCTGTTGCTAAAACATTAGAACAAAAAGAAGAGGGTAGAGCAACTATGGCGATACTTAAATCTAGGTTTGGTAAAGATGGGGTAATTTTTGAAGATATTTTATTCGATAATGGTACATTAGTTATAGATACTAATGATTCTAGTGACGTTTCATTTTTAGATTTCGATAAAGGAGTCAAAAAAAAGGATTCTAATTTTATAGCGGAAGTTATAAAGAAAAAACGAGAGACTTTAGGGGGTGGATAACTAAATAGGGTTATTTTAACTAAAAGAAGTGGTTTACTTATGTGAACCGTTAATGGAATCCCCACCTTAAGATCTAAATAAAAACACAAAAAAAAATAAGTATATGGACATAACAAATAAAATATTATCAGATATTACAGTGTATATGAAATACGCTAAATATCTACCCGAATTGAATAGGAGAGAGACATGGGAAGAATTGGTGACTAGAAATAAGAATATGCACATTAAGAAATATCCTGAATTAAAAGATGAAATAGAAGAAAAGTATAAATTTGTATATGATAAAAAAGTTTTACCATCTATGAGGTCTATGCAGTTTGCTGGTAAATCTATTGAGATATCACCTAATAGGGTTTATAATTGCGCGTTTTTACCGATTGACTCTATTGAGTCTTTTAGTGAAACAATGTTTCTTCTTTTAGGTGGAACTGGTGTTGGGTACTCTGTACAAAAACATCATGTTGATAAACTACAACCAATTAATAAACCTTACACTAAAAGAAAAAGAAGGTTCTTGATCGGAGATTCAATAGAAGGTTGGGCAGATTCAATAAAAGTCTTAATGAAGTCTTATATTGGAGATAAAAGAAGTTCAAGTATTGAGTTTGATTTTTCAGATATTAGACCAAAAGGAGCTAGGTTAGTTACTTCTGGTGGTAAAGCACCGGGACCTCAACCTTTAAAAGAGTGTATTGTTAAAATAACTGGTATATTAGAAAATAAAAATGATGGAGAAAAATTAACAACTCTTGAAACACACGATATAGTATGTCATGTTGCAGATGCAGTATTAGCTGGTGGTATTCGTAGAGCAGCATTAATTAGTTTATTTAGTGCTGATGATGACGAAATGATTGCTTGTAAATCAGGAAACTGGTGGGAAACTAACCCACAAAGAGGTAGATCAAACAATTCAGCGGTTCTTATACGACACAAAATTACTAAAGACTTCTTTATGGAGTTATGGAAAAGAATTGAACTGTCGGGTGCTGGTGAACCAGGAATTTATCTATCAAACGATAAAGAATGGGGTACCAATCCTTGTTGTGAGATTGCATTAAGACCTTTTCAGTTCTGTAACTTATGTGAAGTAAACGTATCCAACATAGAATCTCAAACTGATTTAAATGAAAGAGTTAAGGCGGCAGCGTTCATAGGGACGTTACAAGCTGGTTATACAGACTTTCATTATCTTAGAGAGGTATGGCAAGAAACTACTGAGAAAGATGCTTTAATAGGTGTTTCTATGACTGGTATTGGTAGTGGTATTGTATTAGGATATGATTTAGAAAAATCTGCTGATGTTGTAAAGAGAGAAAATAGTAGAGTTGCTAAGTTAATAGGTATTAGAAAGAGTTCTAGATGTACAACAGTTAAACCTGCTGGGACAACATCATTAACATTAGGTACATCATCTGGTATACATGCTTGGCACAATGATTATTATATTAGAAGAATTAGAGTTGGTAAAAATGAATCAATTTATAAATATTTAATTGTTAATCATCCAGAATTATTAGAAGATGATTTTTTCAGATCTCATGATACTGCTATAATCACCATTCCACAAAAAGCACCAAAAGGTTCTATATTGAGAACAGAGTCTCCATTTGATCTTTTAGAGAGAGTTAAGAAAGTTGCTACTGAGTGGGTAAAAAGTGGACATAGAAACGGTTCTAACACACATAATGTTTCAGCAACTATATCTTTAAAAGAAGAAGATTGGGAATTAGCTGGTGAATGGATGTGGACAAATAAAGAACATTATAATGGATTATCTGTATTACCTTACAACGGTGGTACATATACACAAGCACCTTTCGAAGATATTACTGAAGAAAAGTATAATGAAATGGTAAAACATTTAAATAACATTGATTTATCTCTAATAGTAGAAGAAACTGACGAAACCGATTTAAGTGGTGAGTTAGCTTGTGCTGGAGGAGCATGTGAAATTAAATAGTGATGTTAGTTAAAGAAGATTGGATTTACGATTTGTATGTGAAGGAGTTTATTAAACATAAACACCTTCCTACAGATTTTTATTATAGTAAAGACGGAATAATGGTTATGACTGAAGACTATCATAAGAGGAGGGGTAGTTGTTGTGGTAACGGATGTTTACATTGTCCATACATACCCAAACACCAAAAAGGTGCTACAAATATCAAATAATTAAAAGTCAGAGAAATCTGACTTTTTTTATTATTACCCTTTCCTTCCAAAAAATAAATAATAGAATATTTATATATACAAATGGCAAAACAAAGGTTTATAAATATAGATTTCCCTTTTAAAGATAGCCCCGAAGGGTTTTACTTTAATTTAAATGCAACTGATGCAGATGCTATTAGGGCAGATTTATTACATTTATTATTAACTAATAAAGGAGAAAGATTATATTCTCCAGATTTCGGAAGTGATTTGAAAAAGTTTATTTTCGAACCAAACGATAGTATTACTCATGAACAAATAAAAGATAATTTGAATGAGACAATTAAAAGATATATGCCAAATCTAATAATTAACGATATTACATTTAATAACGATTCTGTTGAGGAATTGATAATAGTGAAACTAACATATACAGTGACAGATGGAACTTTTAAAAACAGTGATTCTGTAACTTTAACATTTTAAAATATGGCAACAAAGAAGATTGATTATAATGCTAGAAATTTTGCAGACGTAAGACAACAATTAATAAGTTTTATACAACAATATTATCCGGAGATTTTTTCAGATTTTAATGATGCGTCTGTTGGTATGATGTTATTGGAATTAAACGCTGCTGTTGGGGATATGTTATCTTTCCATACTGATAGGATGTTTAATGAAACACAAATCAGTTATGCACAAGAAAAGTCGTCTCTTTTAGAAATAGCTAGGACTTTTGGTTTAAATGTACCGGGTAAGAGTCCAAGTGTGACAATAGTTGATTGGACTGCGAATAATATTCCAGTAAATGGTGACACATTTGATATCCAATACTTACCTAAGATATTGAAAGGTGGACAAGCTACAGGTGCTGGTAAGGTATTTGAATTGTTAGAAGATTGTGATTTTACATCTCCATTCACAACTGGAGGGATACCTAATAGACAAGTTATCCCACAAATTGATGGTAGTGGACAAATACAAAGTTATAGTATTAAGAAAAGAGAAATTGTAGTCAACGGATTTACTAAGATATATAAAAGATTAATTAATACTGAAGATTATAAACCGTTTTTAGAGGTTGTATTACCAGAAAACAATGTATTGTCTATAGAAAATATAGTAACGATGGAAGGTACTAATTTAACAAGTTTACCAACACCTACAGACTTTTCAGATTTCGATAAAAACTGGTATGAGGTACCAGCTTTAGCACAAAGTGAAATTTATGTGGAAGATTCTAACGCTATATCTGATCAAGATGGTGTAGTGGTAGGTAAATGGAAAAACTCCCCACAAAGATTTGTTAAAGAATTTACAGACAAAGGGTTTTGTAAAATTACTTTTGGGGCTGGAGATTCTGACGTATCAGATTTAAATGAATTTGTTGGTTGTAGAGGACAGATTGATAGAATTGGTAAAACAATTAATAACCTATCTTTAGGTGCCATACCAAAACCAAGTCAAACTATGTTTATTAAATATAGAGTGGGTGGAGGAACAGCATCAAACATTGGTGTTAATACATTAACTAACTTAGGTTTGGTAGATGTGATAGTTAACGGTTCGGATCGTAATATTAATAGAATTGTTAGAGATAGTATTAGTATTAACAACCCTATTCCGGCTTTAGGTGGTAAAGAATCACCATCTGTTGAGGAAATAAGAAATTTAGTTAGGTATAACTTTTCCGCTCAGGATAGGTGTGTTACCATAAAAGATTATCAAAGTAGAGTACCATTAATGCCTGGAAAATTTGGTGTACCATTTAGAACAGGTGTTTGGGAAGAAAGAAATAAAATTAATGTTTCTATATTGGCTTTGGATTCTGATAGTAAATTAACAACACAATCAACATCGGCACTTAAACAGAATATAGGCGAATATTTAGCGGATTATAGAATGATAAATGATTATATAACCATAAAAAATGGTAGAGTTATAAATTTAGGTATTGAAGTTGACTTATTTATTGAAAAATCAATACCTAAAGGTGATGTAATTAGTAATGTGATAACCACAATAAAAGAATATTTAGATATTAATAATTGGGATATGGGTGATAATATTTATCTATCTCAGTTAATAGAAAATGTTAATAGTGTAGGTGGTGTATTAAACGTAACAGATTTAAGGGTTTTTAATAAAGTAAATGAAAATGGAACATACTCACTGAATGAGATTGCTCAACCATATGTTGATGCAGATACAAGACAAGTGGATTTATTAGGTAAAAATACTCTATTTGGTGTACCTAACGGAATGTTCGAAATAAAATATCCCAATAAAGACATAAAAGTTACGATTTCTACGTCATAGTAATTACTTTTTAAAAAAATAAGTTACTTTTATAGAAAAAAATAGAGTTATGGGATGTAAAACATGTAAAGATAAGAAAGGACCTACACAAAACGGTGTGGGTGGTAAAAGAGATGTGGTAGATAATAAGGACACTATCAATCTAATACCTGAAGAAATGATTAACGGTGATTTTAGTGGTAATTTTTTATTTAAAGTTGTAGCTTTCACCGTAATGATATTCGCGATACCACTAATTATTGTCGTTTTAATTGGGAAAATGTTTTTCACTTTCTTTATGCCTAAATCACTACCAAAAGTTAGTAAAAAAGTAAGTGGTTTATTTATGGGTATCATTAAAAGATATGGTAACTTTTTAGCGGCTAAAGAAGTTCGAAAAAGAAAGAAACAATTCGAAAAAAATCAGGGATATGAAGAGGGAAGTGAACTAAACGATATTGAAGATTATAGTGATATAAATGTTCATAAAAAAAATAATGAAAAGGAATAAATAGAACTTAGATGTCTAAATCGTATAGGATTAGAACTACACCGGGTGAAGATAATGGTTATTTAAAGGTTAACGTTGACCTTAATCAAAACTATGATCATTTAGAAATTTTAAGTTTAAAGATTTCTCAAGTTGACGAGTATCAGAATTATTGTTCTGATTATGGTGTAATTGCTGGTAGGGTTGACATAAATAACGGTTTCGGTGTACCTAACGTTAAAGTATCTATATTTGTACCTGTTGAAGAGGTTGATTTAGATAACCCAATTATATCTAAGTTATATCCATACGAAGATCCATTTCCAGATAAAAAGAATGTTAATGGGATTAGGTATAATATATTACCTAAAAATAAACAAAGTTTAGATCACACACCTGTAGGGACATTTCCAAAGAAAAGGGAAGTATTAGACGATGCGACTACTTTAGAGATATATGAAAAATATTATAAGTACACCACTACTACAAATAAATCTGGAGATTATATATTATTTGGTGTTCCATTAGGTGAACATTATTTACATTATGATTGTGATATTAGTGATATTGGGTTTATTTCTTCTAGACCATACGAAATGATATCTGAAGGTTATAGTGAAGACTTATTTGATGGTAAATTTAAGTTTAAGGGTGGTAACAATTTAGATAGTTTATCTCAGATATTTTCACAAAATATACCTATTACAGTAGAACCATTTTGGTGTGATAGTTTAAGCGTTGGAAGTCCACTTGGTATTAATAGAAGAGACATTTCCATTAATTATGAAGTTACACCCACAGCTATTTTTATGGGTAGTATTTTTTCAGATGATGAAAAAGATTCATTAAACAAAAATTGTAAGCCTGGTAGACAGATGGGTAAGATGAATGAGGTTATCACAGGAAGTGGTAAAATTGAATCATTACGAAGAAATGTTGATGGTGGTATAGAAAAATTTAATTTTAATGATAATTCTATAGATGAAAATGGAAATTGGTCAGTATTAGTACCAATGAACATTAGAAAAGTGGTAACGGATGAATTTGGTAATTTAGTACCTAGTCCTGATGGGATAGCTGGTATCGCTACAGAAGGTGATTATAGATTTAGAATATCTATGGATGCTTCTGATACTGATAAAAGATTAAGACAAAGAGCTAAATTTTTGGTT